GTCCGGTAGTGCTTCCAGCGATCTCTATAGCCCCCCCGAAGGGTGAGATCAACCGTGTCTGATGAGGTTTCCACTATATCTCTAATGCTGCATCCAATTCACTATGGCTGACATCCACACGACTTATCCAGGCATACACCCACGTAGCAGGCACAGCATAAATGCTGGACTTATAGCTAGCGATGTGCTTTCCATATCCCCGTTCCCTAGGCGACCAAACCTAGGATAGGGCCCGACCTGACTCGTCATCGTGTGGGACAGAACCCACAGAGAGTAACAGCAATGGTGATTAAGTTTATACACCGAATCAGACTGAAGAGTCTGTCTTACTCGCTTTCTTTTGTTTCGAAGGCCTCAAAGCCTTCAGGGCATCCTCTTGATACATTACTTTCCACTTCGCAGGGGGTAAGCTGTAACATTGTGCGCTTAGTCCGAATTGCCATTTCAATGAGACGCTGAAGAGTTCGCGACCCTCCAGATAAGGTGAGACAAGATCCTCGAAACCGAATACTATAGGTACATCCGATCTGGCCGAAACCGAGAAATCTAGATGCTGCATCGTTAACCGAATTTCTTTCCCAAGATCCAAGAGCTCTGTGCAATGAAGTTTCCGACCCGTCGTATCTGAGATATCTCTTAAATACAACTTTCCCGAAACCCCAGCTTTCCTTGAAACCAAGGGGATTATCTTTATCCTCACCCTCCTCACTGTTATGTAGCCTCCACTCATGGAGACTCGGACTTTCGTCAGGAAGTTTGAAGGGAGTAATGGTACTTCCACATCCTCCATCCCAACGTTCACTGTTAGCTTGTTCCCTAGCGTCGCTTCCTTGTATAGCTCGTTCCATGGTTTATTGACTTGTTCGTATTCAGTATCCATGAATTGGTTAGATTCAAGAGGCCCCTAACAGACATTATGTGGTTAAATCAGATTTACAGTATTGGCAACCCGGGCCCTCATGACATTGAGGGTGTAGTTACCCATGCCGGTACCATTAATTGTGAGTTTTGCCCCAGGGACGGCGGCAGTGAAGTTATAAAATCCACCATAGAATCCAACTGCTTGGACTGTGGTAGCAGTATTTAAGGTGCCGGCTGTTGCTACAGTACTGGTGACTGTAGTATTACGCTGTGATATGAAGACAAGGAAGGTACCAGGTGATCTAAAAGAGATATCTGTTACCAACGCAGAAGACACAACACTAACCAATGCAGGTCCGAAATCGGCGGAACCTGTGCCAGACTGATCAGTGTCGACTACGCCAGCAGAGGGTTGGGGCTCAAAGAAGGTCACTGTGTAGTGGATAAACAAGTCACCCACCACATTAGTACCAGGACCTCCATAAGTTGCTATCCCGACTTGCCCAAGATCAATAAGTTTAAGGTCGGCAGTGCTATTATCATTCATGTACCTCTTAATGTTGTCAACAGGTATCTGTAATGAGGCTTCACACCAGGGTGCAGTCTCAGTTAGATGGGCCATGTTAGCCAACTCAATACGATCGACAGGTTCTGGATCCTCAGAATCCTTGTCAAAATAAAGCGCCACCCTACCAGTCTCAGTGGTTGCACACATGGGTACATACTGGAGACGGAGATTGTCGAATTTGTATTGATCAAAGTTAGTAGAGATAGATTGTAGCCATGGAAATAGGAGAGGATTAGATGGATTCACTCTGTATAAGTTCCCCCCTACCCCACCATTCACCACCAATGGAGATGTACTGTTAAATTGGCCGATTAACTCACGATGTGAGACCGTCACAGCACCCCTACTCCGAATAAACTTGGGTTTGCTCCCTCGTATCACTCTAGAAATCGCTATTGGAGCCGCAACAGCACCAGGTAAAGCACCTGGGTGCACGACTAAATCTCTGTTCTTGTTCTTCTTACCACGCGCATTCTTAAACATTTGCGCTCCTTTCGCTGCTATATACTTCACGCCATCCCACAGGAGTTTCTGGCCAGTGGCAGAAAATGCCACGGCCCCTATAGATGGTATAACCTGCATGGCCGCTTTCGCCATAACTGTTCTGTTGTTGTTTCTCACCACTAATGCCATTGTGTTTGTTTGGTCAAGCTACGGCGGAATCGAGGATGCTGGGCTCATGAGCGTCAACACCCTCTTTTCCAAATAGATCCATCTCCCATCTGTCCAATCTGTCCTCCAGCGCGAGCTGTTCATCCCCCGTGAGACCAAAGGCAGCCCAAAAGCTAGCCCTTGCCTCAGGAGTCACGGTAAACGCGCCGCCTGAACCACGCCATTTATGCACATTTGTAACTGTGTCAATACGTTGATGCTTCTTAGGGTTTTCATAGAGTGTGAATCTGGAATAAAATTTTTCCACCACGGGAATACCACTCGAAAGAGCGACACCCCCATGGTGTTGTGCATTACTCCACGCCCTCCTGGTGGCCAAATCCCTAATATTGTTAACACAGTGTACATCCTTGCTCATGGCTGTTCTGACATTCCGGACCATCTTCCAACCTCCCTGAAACTGCACGGGGTGTGCCTGGCAAAATTCAACCTCTTCCAATTGAAATACAGGTGCTTCAACCTTCATTGTGTATCCTAAACCTAGGAAATACTCAGGTAGCGTCCCCTGTATCTGTTTAAGATTCCTACGCTCCACAATTAGAACGCAGTCATCCCCACAGTTTGCCAGACTGAACTCATTAATCCCCAAATGGCGCATATATCCATATATCATGGCGCACATCAATAAATAGTTACCCAACGACGTGTTTATATCCCCACTCATCCTACAGCCCTCCTTACGGTAGGTTATAGTGCCATCGGGCACATATCCTTTGCCTTTGTTATGGAGCTGCCATTCCAACAACTTACTCAAGAGCTTGTTGCCAGGGTACAAGGCCCTGTAGAAGCTATGCTCATATTGCAAAGCTTCCACGGAACAGTGTTGATCAAACCGTGAGGCATCAAGACCTATGGCGACAGGCTTATCAAACCTGTCCCACTTATCCCTAAAAATTTGCCCCACCTCGTCAGCGGTGTAACCTTTGATGCACGTAGTTTCTCCAAAAACGCCATCCACAGCCTTCATCAGTTTGGATTCCATATGCCGTAGATATCTTCCAAGCTCCACATTGTACCTAGGGTTTCGAGGCTGAATCACCCTAGGCGCTGGGTCACCTTTGGCCGTCGATATCTTCTCCGCCTTGACGAAGGTAGTCAGATGACTATCCCTCTCCGAGACAGGAGTGATATGCAGACTCTCCACGGCCCGTGTGTAAGTACGGAGTTTCGCACCGCTGTAGTATGACAGAAATCCGTCATACCCTAGACGATGGGCGACCCCAACCTTCTCACAGACCGCTTTCCTGAACGGGGAAAGACGGCTAAAAGCTCCTTTGGTAGGTTGTGGAGTGCGAGTGAGCAATCCGTTCTTCTCGACACAGAAAACTCTCTCCACAAGACCCCTTTTAAGGTTTTTCAGGCAATGATTATGTACTAAGAACCGTGCCTGTGATGGGCAACCTGCAACCATAAATATATTACGGTCCTTAGCATTGGGAGGTCCTGCACGAACCTCTAGCACCTCCTGGGGAAGTAACACACCAGATGGGATATCTCGGTTAGTCTGTGTTACAACCCCAGGTAGACGTACTAGGCCTCCCTATTTGACACCTAGGGACTCCTCCGAGCCCCATAGTGCCGCCGACTCCTCCACTCCGTCCGGATAGACAAAACAGCATCCAATAGCCAAAGGCAAAATGACATCCCTGTCAACATACCTGACACAGTCTTTGTCCATTATCTCAATCATGACCCTCTGGTAGATCAACCTGTTCTCAGGTGTATTCTTCAAGTAGCCCACCTTAGCTCTCGCGACCTGTGCGATTTTAGCCGCATAAGGCCTCCTGCGAGGGCGCCCTGTTGACGCGACCACTTTTGTCAGTCTACTACCAGTGAGAAGGTCCTCACCGTCCTTGCCCTTGAGTTCCCGAGCCGGCTCCACCACCAAGCAATCCGTCGCTTCTCTCTCATCCTCCATATGTGCACGAGCCTCAGTGCGAAGCTTAAATACCGACAGTTTTTCCCTTGGGAGGGTAGCGTACACAGCTAGCGCGCAAATGGGTGCTAGCGCTAAGCCTGCCGCCAGCCGCAATAGTATGCCTTTCTTAGGGACCGATGGCCGTGGGACTCTGACGTTGAACATAAGCTCATTGCCAAAGGCCCGTAAGGCCACAGTCTTCTTCATTGTAGCATAACTAAGCAGCGGAACAACTGGGATGGCGGCAATAGCTAGAGGGATGGCGTAATCACCAACTCTCCTGCGTTTCATAAACCATTCCCACTTTGCCGCACAGTCTGTCTTGAGTAGTTCAATGATGAATTTCTCTAGACTGTCCGTGTTGTTCTCAATTTTCCCTGTCCTCATGTATCTCAGCACAACTCTGCACAATAATTGGAAGATGTCCACCGATGTGTCCCTTTCCACCCCGATCGCGAACGTGCCCACAAAGATTTCTTTCTTGGGCCACAGCATCCTCTTGATAGTGTCCATATCGTCGTTTACTGGAAGTTACAATTTACCCCCACGAGTGGTAGGCCCAGTCTTCAAACCCCTATTGGTGTAGGAGAGAAATTCCCTATGCAGACGAAAACGCACAAGTCACCAGATGAATCAACACGAAGTCGAGAATCTAGATATCAACGTTTAGTGGCTTTTCTCGGCAACAAGGCTCAGTCACTTATGCCTCAAGGGCTCGCTCCTGCCTCAGCTCAACCGGCGGATTTTCCTACCAGTCTCAACACCTAGACAGTTCGCACCTGAATTCAATAACAGGCTGACCTACCTCGTTGCGTCCCCACATCACTCCA